TAATATGTCTATAGTTAAATTAAATAATCAAGCTGTAAAAAACGCAACTTCATTTGGTAGCATATCTTCTTTAGGAGAAATGGTATTTATTTCTAAAGCTACTGCTAGTGCATCTGCTAGTATAGAATTTAGTTTAGGAGATTATAAAGAGTATCAGTTTTATTTTGTGAATATACATGGTTCGGTAGATGGTCAAGCATTAACATTTCAAGTTAGCACAGATAATGGTTCTAGCTATGGAGTAAATATTACATCAACTTTTTTTCAAGCTAAACATAAAGAAAATGATACCGAAGCATCATTAGGTTATAATGCTGGAAAAGATTTAGCACAAAGCACATCATTTCAACAAATAATGGATTTAGGTAATCAAGCTGATGAATGTGGTTCTGGTTATATGTCAATATTTAATCCTTCATCAAATATCTATGTCAAACACTTTATAAGTACATCAAGTTGTTATGGAGATGATGATGCTGAATTTAATGCCTATGCTAGTGGCTATATTAATGACATCAACGATTTAACAAACATTAAATTTCAAATGTCTAGTGGAAATATAGATGCTGGAGAGATATTGCTATTCGGAATAAATTAAATTATAAGGAGAATATTATGGCACATAAATTAGTAAATGGAATACAAGTAGAACTGACAGCAGAAGAAATTGCACAAAGACAAGCTGAAGAACAAGCATGGTTAGAGGGTGCATTTGATAGAGCAATCGCAGATTTAAGACAAAGAAGAAACTCACTAATAGCTTCATCTGATTGGGTTATGATGTCAGATTCTCCTATTACAGATAAAACTGAATGGGAAACTTATAGACAAGCATTAAGAGATATTACAAATGGCTTAACAACTGTTGAAGATGTTAATGCTGTTACATGGCCAACTAAACCATAATGGCTAAGAAGTTTAAAGATCATATTGCACACGTTCCAATACAAAAAGGAAGTTCGCAAGGAAGAAGACCAAATACTAGTACTATGAACAAACATAAACGAAGACATAGTGGAGTAAAAATATATAAAGGACAAGGAAGATAACAATGGCTACACCAAACGATACGCAATTACAAAAAGGTGCTTTGGCTCCTGCTCAATCAGAGCAAACAGGAAGTCAAAAAGCAGTTACTTTAATTGAAAATTTAGTAGCACAGCCAACACTTCCTACAGGCACAGTTGTAACTCCACAGTTACAAAATCTAGGCACTGGGGAACTAATGGCTACACAAGGTGTTCAAGCACCTGTAACTGCTGCTACACCTACTGCTCCAACTGCACCAACTATAACAACTGGAACTGTACCTACAGCTACTACTACAACTGTACCTACTGCACAGGCTGCAGGACAAATGACTGCTGCTCAAGTAGCAGGGGTTACCCCTACAGCTACGGCTGCACAAGGTACTTTAACTGCACCTGCACAAGCTGCAACAGGTGCTATTACTGCTGATGCTACAGTTAAGGGACAATTACAATCTTTACAAAATGAAGTAAGTACAGCTATCCAATCAGGTAATCCTTTACCTGTATGGGCTAGAGGTGCTGCTAAAGCTACTGAAGCTGCAATGAATAGAAGAGGCATGAGTGCTAGTTCTATGGCAGCTGAAGCATTAGCTGAAGGTATTATGAATGCTGCTGTACCTATTGCTAAAGCAGATGCAGATACTTATAAGCAAATGATATTCCAAAATCTTGCTAACAATCAGCAAGCTAACATTGTAAATGCACAATCATATTTACAGATGGATGTGTCTAATTTATCTAATAGACAACAAACAAGTTTAGCTAATTTAAATGCAAGACAATCTTTTTTATTATCTGATCAAGCTGCACAGAATGCTGCATTGCAATTTAATGCAACAAGCCAGAATCAAGTAAATCAATTTTATGATGGCATGTCTGCACAGATGGCAGAACAAAATGCTGTTAGAACTGATGCTATGAATCAGTATGCGGTTAGTGAACAAAACAAAATTTCTGCATTAAATGCACAAAATGAAGTAGCTGTAGCAGAAGCAAATGCTGCTAGAGAAGCTGCTATCAATCAATTTAATGCAACATTAGAAAGTCAAAGACAACAATTTAATGTAAACAATCAAAGAGAAATAGACCAATCAAATGTAGTTTGGAGAAGAGCAATTAATACAGCTAACACAGCTGCTACTAATGCTGCTAATCAAGCTAATGCTCAGAACTTATTAAATTTATCTAACTGGGCTATATCTGCTGCATGGCAACAATGGAGAGATGAAGCATCTTGGGTAAATACATCTTCTGAGAATGATGCAAATAGAAATCATAATTTAGCTATGGCTGCATTAGAAAGATCTACAGCTGTAGACTTACAAGATCAAGCATCTAAAGATGCAATGTATCAAATGATTGGTAAGTTTGGATTTGATTTATTAACAGGTTAAGGAGAATATATGTTTGATAAACTAGGAAGTATAGGAAGTATAATTAAAGGTGCTGTGGGTAAAGCTGGTGCTTGGGTAGGTAGTACTATTGGTGGAGCAGTTGGTGGGCCAACAGGATCTAAAATTGGTGCAATGATTGGTTCTAAAGTAGGTGGATTATTTGAAAAGAAACCTGGAGCTGGTGATTTTAAATTAGTTGATACAAGTGTATCAGCACCTAGTCTTGGAAGTTATTCAATGAGAACTCAAGCAATGGGAGAAGCACAAGCACCTAGTATGAGAATGAAAACTGTTGATGGTGAAACATTAAATGCAGAATGGGAATACAGATTAACTAAAGGTTTAAGAAACAGAAATTTATATACATAGGAGAAACATGGATAAATTTAGAGAAGCAGAAAACAATCCTTTCGATGCACCAGTACCTGGCCAGAGTTTAACTGACAAGCCAGGAAACTATCCATGGGAGCATGCACCACAATATACAGATACATCAGAAGCTGCTGATTATGTTTGGGATAAATTATCACAACCAGAATTTGCAGAACAAGTTATTGCTATGCTTGATGCAGGTATACCTGTAGAAGCTATAGGTAGAATAATTATATTTGCAGGATTTACAGAAGGTAAGTGGACACCCGATGTAGCATTTATTATTGCAGAGCCTGTAATGAAAATGATTGCAGCTGTAGGTATTCATGGTAATGTTAAAAAATTTAGAATGTCTATGCAAGATTTAACAAATGAAAAACAAATGCAATCTATTTCTAAAATTAAAAAGAGTAAAGACGAATTTGAAAAGATGGCTATGGGTATCGCTAAAGATGCTGGAGCCGAACCAAAAGGTGGGCTAATGGCTGCACCTGCTAAGGAGGAAGAGTAATGGCTATAGATTTTGGTAGAATGGCAAGAGGAGTTGCTACAGGATATTTGAGTGCAAAGATAGCAAACACAGAAGCTAATGATAGATTAAAAGAAGATATTATAAGACAGTCGGGAGAAAACTTTTATAATAATACTTTACCAGAATTTCAAAAGAGAGAAAAGAATAGAGAGAATACATATAACCAAGTTAGTAAAATATATGGTAATGATGTAGCTGAATACTTTGATCAAAGTGGATTCATTACAGGGCAAGCTAATGATTTTAGTACTATTAATGATATGTTATCTGAAAATAATAATTTTAATAGAGATAAACTAAAGGCATATCTTGAAGCTGTAGAAGGCGGAACATACTCATCTAGAAAAGAAAAAAGATTTAGTTCAATAGCTGATCAAGAAAAATTTGTAATGGGTAATCTAACTAAAAATGGTTTTGGGACTAATACTCTTATGAGCCAGTTAGGTAGAGATACTACTGAAGAACAACCTATGGCACCTGCAGAAACACAAGCTGTAGCACCAGTGCCACCAGAAATGGCAGAAGATACAACTACAACTAAACTTCCTAGTTTTGAAGAAATATTTGGAACTACTAGTGAAGATAGAGTATTTAAAAATTTAGATAGAGAAGATCAAATGCCTATAAGAAATAGAGCATTGTCAGAATTTAATGCATTATTTAGAGATGAATTAACTGGTGATGTTAGAGTTGCTCCTGCTGTAAAAGATGCTTATGAACGTTTACCAGAGCCACAAAAAAGATCTATAACACTAAGTCAGTTTGCTTTTGATAATTACTTTAAAAATACTTTTTTACCTGACAATAATTATACATTTGAAAAATCATTACCTGCAGATATTGTAGAAGCAAAACAATTAATAAATCAATTTAGGTCTGAGGGTGATGATGATAAAGTTAAAATAGTTAAGCAAAGATTAATTGATGCTGGCTATGATATTAGTGATTATAATTTATAATAAATGGCTGGATTATTTGAAGATCTAAAGGTTAAGCAACCTAAGCTACCTGATAATATTCAGGTTAATACAGGTCTGTTTAATGATTTAATGCCAAATGAGCAGAAGCAGAAGTTTAAATTAACTACTGAAGGAAACCCTGGTGAGAGTATAGATTTCTCTGACGTAGAAAAGCCAGGATTATTTGATGATTTAAAACCAGAGACACAAGAAGAAGATATTGATGGTGATAAAAATCTTTGGCAAAAGGTTAAGTTTGCCGCAGGTATAGGATTTACAGATACATATAGAGGTGTAAAACAATTAGCTGGATTTGATCTTGAAAAAATGAAAGAAGATCAAAAAAAGTTATATGAGTTTATGCAAGACCCAGATGGTAGTACTAACTATATGGTTGCTGCTGCATATTTTGGTAGTGCATTATTAGATCCTGCAGGTTGGTTAATACCTGTAACAAAAGCAAAAACATTATATCAAGCAGCTAAGTATGGTTTTGTAAGTTCAGGTATAGTAGGTGGATTAGGATATGTAGATGAAGAATCTATATTAGATACTAGAGCAAAGCAAGCTGCAGCTAGTGCAATTGGTGGTACTATTATATCACCTATTATTGCAGGTGTTGGTAAAAAAATAAAAGGTGAAAAAGTATTTACTAGAGAGTCATTAGGTATACCTGGATTTGAACCAACTGTAAAAGCACAAGCAGATGCACAATTACATAAATTAAAACTATCTAATGAAGCAGGCAAAAAAGATAGAGAAGCATTTAACAGAAGAAAAATAGAAGATGTAGAGATAGAAGATCTAAAAGATATGCCTCAAGATAAAACAAAATTACTTAGAGGCCCAAGATTATTCTTTCAAGAAAATATAGTAAAACCTTATCAAAATAAATTTGGTAAACCTGCATTAAATTATATTACTAATGGTGAATATGGTGCAGAAACAGGTGGTGCACTAACAGGTGGTGTTACTAGCTATGCATTTACTGATGAAGAAGCACCAACAACAACTAAATTAGGGGTTGCATTTACAGGTGCACTAACTGGTGCATTAGGATTGGGTGGAATAAAAAGAATTAAAGTTACAAGAACTTTTGGTAAAGAAGAAGAAGCTATAGAAGTTACTGAAAGTGTTGGAGATATTTTAGGTAGAAATTTTATTGATGGATATAAAATGCCTAGTAACTTTAAACAGTTAAAGGCTGAAGCACAAGGTTTCTCAAACCATATAGGTATGAGATTTTCATTCTTAGCTAATAAAATTAAATTACAATTATCACCAGATGAGCAGAAGATATTGTTTAACATGCTTGAAGGTGATATTAAACATAGTGTTAAAACAAAAAGTTTAACTGGTTTAAAAAAAGAATCAAGAGATTTAATTACAGAAATAGCACAAGAGTATGTAGATATGGGTCTTATATCTCCTATTACTTTTAAAAGAAATAAAGATATATATTTAAAAAGATCATACAGAGGTAAGTTAGAAGACAGACCATTTGGAGAGGAACTTAGAAATAGAGGTGCTACACTTATTATAACCAAAGATGAATATAATAAATTATATAAAAAACAAAAAGCATACACAACAACTACTCAAGATTTAGATAAAAAAACTGGTTTGTTTAGACAAGCTGAAGGTAAAAGAAAATTAATAAAAGGACATAGAGGTTGGGAACTATTAGGTACATCTCAAAAGGAATTTAGAAAACTAAAAGCTAATGATGAAGTACAGATTAGATGGGAGTTTACTAAACCACAAAGAGTAGGCTTAGGTGAAATAGAAGATGCGGCTTTTGCTATAGCTGAAACAGGCAGAGGTTTTGCACAAACTATAAGTCAATATAGATTTTATCAAAACATATCAAAACAAGATTATGTTTTTGATGGCTTAAGACAAATACCCGTAGCACAAAGACAAAATTACAAAAAGATGCCTGTAACTGTTATAAGTAAAACAGATGGTAAACAAAGGTATGGTGCTTTGGCTGGTAAATATGTACCAGACGAAGTTTATAAAAATTTAGTAGCTGCTAATAGATATGCAAAAGCAGAAGGTAATACTTTTTATTCTGGATATAGAAAACTAAATTCTGTTTGGAAAGTATCTAAGACTGCATGGAATCCTACAGTACATGTAAACAATGTAATGAGTAACTTTGTATTACATGATTTAATTGATGCAGAGTTTAAATATTTAAAACCAGCATGGACTGCTTTAACTACTCATGGTAAAACTGTAACTAAGAATGGTAAGACTAGTATACAAAAATCTAAACTAGTAGAAGCTGCCACAAAGTATGGTGTATTTGATGCTGACTTTGTAACACAAGAATTAAAAAATATTAAGGTAGGTTCTAAATTTCCATATGCATTTAATGACAGACTAGACCCATTTAATAATTCAGTTAACGCTGCAAAAGGTATATACGATGATGTGTTAAATAAAAATATACTAACACAACTTACAAATTTTTATAGATTTGAAGATGCAGTATTTAGATTATCAGTATTCCAAGATAGAATAGCAAAAGGTTTTTCTTACTCTGATGCTGCGTTAGATGCAAGAAGAGCATTTATTGATTACAATATTGACGCACCTGCTATCAACTGGATGAGAAATACTATCACTCCTTTCTTAGCATACACTTATAGAATCATACCTATACTTGCAGAGACTGCAATAGTTAGACCATGGAAGTATGCAAAATATGCAGCACTAGGTTATGGTTTAAATCAAATGGGTGATCTTGTAGGCGGTGGAGATGAAAAAGCTGAAAGAGCATTGATGCCAGAAAGAAAACAAGGTAGCTTTTTTGGTATGCCATTTTTACCATATAGAAATATAAAACTTCCTGTAGCACCTGACGATGAAGGTAATCCTTATTACATGGACTTTACTAGATTTGTACCAGGTGGAGATATATTTGATTTAGGTAATCCTGGTATACCTGGTTTGCCTGCACCTTTTCAGCCATCGTTTGGATTAGGTGGTGAAATATTATTTCCTATGCTAGGATATGATTTATTTAGAGGAGAAAAAATAAAAGGACAAACAGGTATGTTTAAAGAAGATATGCCTATTAGATTAAATGCAATTAAAGATAAATTAATTCCTAATATTCCTTTCTTACCTGGGTCATACTCAAGTCAAAAATTAGAGAAAACTAGAAAAGGAGTAGACTCACCATTTGTTCCAGAACAAAGTGAATTAGTTGCATTGATGCAAACTCTTGGATTTAAAATAGAAAAAGCTGAATTAGATAAATTAAAAACAGGTAAGGTATACGAATTAAAAAGAAAATTAAAAGGTTATGAAGAGCAAATAAATAAACATAGAAATGATTTTAGAAAAGGATTAATAAATAGAGAAACAGCTAAAACTAAAATAGATAAAGTTGCTAAAGAAATGAGAACACTTGCAGAAAAATATGGTGTAGAGTTTGAAAAAGCTACATACTCACAACCTAAAGAACCATTCGAGGACGTAAAAGGTCTATTCGAAAGACAGAATTAATCATGGCTAAGAAACCTAGAACAACCAGCGAACATTTAATAGCAATGTATGGTTATATAACAGGTTTAAAAAGAGAAATAAATATTATAAAAAATAATCATCTTAAACATTTACATCAAGATGTGGATAAGTTACATGGAAAGGTAGATAAGCTACTGTATGTAATATTGGGCGGGTTAGGGGCAATCGTAGCAACACTAGTAGGATTATTAAAATGATAGAAAGAGATAGTACAGATACAATAGTAATACACTGTTCTGCTACACCAAGTAATATGAATATAGGTGTAGACAAAATAAGAAAATGGCACGTTGACGATAACGGATGGGATGACATAGGTTATCACTACGTTATTCGTAGAGACGGAACATTAGAGATAGGTAGAGATGAAGCTATGGTAGGCTCGCATGCTAGAGCAGTTAATGGCACATCTATAGGCGTATGTTTAATTGGTGGTTCAGATAGTAATGGTAAATGGGAAGAGAACTTTGCACCTATACAATTTGAAACATTGAAAAGTATCATATTAAAATTAAAAGATAAATATGATATAGAAAAAATAATAGGTCACTATCAAATTGATGACAGAAAAAAGTGTCCATCATTTGATGTACCAAAATGGTTGGAGAAAAATGATGTGGTTTAGTGCACTTAAATTAGGATTAAATGCGGCAACGCATATTTATAAAAAGAAACAAGAAACAAAGATGGCCATGGCAGATGCACAACATATGCATGCCTCTAAGATGGCCCGTGGGGAAAGTGAGTACCAGGGCAAATTGTTAGAAGCTAGGCAATCGGACTGGAAAGACGAGTTCGTTTTGGTCGTGCTAACGCTGCCAATTTTAGTCATTGCTTGGGGAGTCTGGTCAGACGATCCGCAGGCTATGGAAAAGATAAAAGTTTTCTTTGAGCAATTCCAGCAACTCCCGTCATGGTTCACAAATCTTTGGATACTTGTCGTGGCTAGTATTTATGGAATAAAAGGTACACAGATTTTTCGTAACGGAAAAAAGTAAATGTCAGAAAACAGTCTTGAACTGATAAACGAATATAAAGACCAAATCCGTATACTTCGCCAAGAAGTAGCCGAGTTACAGGATGCTGGTAAAAGCAAAGACGCAGCTAATAAAAGATGTTTACAAAAACTAGAACATGTAACACAGGATTTAGAAGCAGCAACTAGTAAAATAAAAAAACTGGAGGAAGACCATGATCAAAAAAATAAAACAGATGATTAAAAAAGTCTGGAACAAATATATTGAATGGCTTTTTAAAGACACAAGTAAATAATGGAAAAAATTTGTAATAAATGTCACCACCCATGTCACTGCGGAGAAGATAATGATCTTCATGCAGATGAGTATGGTGTGTGTACTTGTGAAGATTGCGAATGCACAACAAATAAAAAAGAAGAAGATACTTAAGCCTTATGAAAACCCTTATACTTACATTGCTGATTACTATATACTCAGCATTTGCTTTTGCAGATACTACACAAAATAATACATCAGGATCCAACACGTCTATCACTGGTGGATACACTAGTTCAGCTACAAATACATATCAAAGTGGTAGTTCTAATAATACTACAACTACAAATAATTCTACTTCGAATATGAAATCTGCACCACCAACAGCAGCTGCACCTAATGTTACTAACTCAGGTTCAGATGTTTGTCTTGCAGGTGCGTCAGCAGGTATTCAAACTTTTGGCGTAGGTGTATCAGCAGGTAAGTCATTTAGAGATAAGAATTGTGAAAGAATTAAACTATCTAGAGAAATGAATAGTCTAGGCATGAAAGTTGCAGCAGTTGCAATACTTTGCCAAGATGAAAGAGTATTCTTTGCTATGGAACAAGCAGGAACACCATGTCCATTTGAAGGTAAAATTGGTAAAGAAGCTAAAGCAGCTTGGAAGAAATATGATAAACTTAGACCAGACTATGAAACATATGTACAGAATTTAAAAATTATAGAAAAGAAAAATAAAGAAGAAGAAAAACAAATTACAAAAGAAATGGTAACTATGGATATCCATAAAGAGTCAGAAGATAAGAAGACTAAACAAAAAATAGAATGGAATAATCCTAAATGATTTGGTTAATAGGGATAATAATAGGAGTTGGTTATGCGTTATATAGCATTAATAAGTTTGCTGATTACATTAATCCTTACAACTTCCATAAAAAGTGAAGAAGTTACTACAAATAATTTACTCAATCAAAACTTTGATTCAGGATCCTGGTCTGGTACCGCTGATGGTCGCCACGGGTCTGATGTTATTGCTGCTCATAATAATGAATATATCATATCAGACGATATAAGTTTAAAAAATGATGCAGGGCTAACTGAGGATCAAATAAAGTATGGGTTTAGTGGAGATCACGAGTTTCAATATTGGCATTGGAATGACTACGAATCTACTGTACAATCAACTATAACAATAACAGGACAAAGCGGTGAAACAACGACACAAATACGAACTTACAACTCTACTGGCTGTGGCTATACTAACTGCGGTTCTTTCAACACTGGGTCTGACAGCTTTATTGTATCTAGAAATACTGAAACCGACTATAGTATCTCTGTACAGTATGATTTCTCAGATACTTCAAATGCTACAGGTCATTATGGTGTCGATCTCAAACAGCCAAGCCTCACTATCACTTACGAATCTGAACCTATTTTCATAGAAGAATCTGTTGAACAAGAGATCATAGACTTGTTTGAAGAATTTAAACCTGAAGACAATATTAAATTTGAAGACACAAAGTTTGAAGATAACTTTGTAGCATTGCCTGAGCCTAACTTTGCGGTAGAAGAACAGTTTGGTATGGAAGAACCAGAATTTAAAGAAGAGCCATCATTTGAAGAGCCTATGGTTATGGAAATGCCAGAAGAACAAAAGCAAGAAGAACCTGAAATGGAACTTATGACGCAGTTATTTGTTGAGGAAAATGAGGATAAAGAAGATATTGACAATTCTACAGATGAGGGTATAATAGAAGTAGTAGAGGAAGAATCTAAAGAAGAAGAAAAAACAACTTCTGAAATGATGCAAGAAGGTTTTGAAGATGAACAAACAGAAAATGAACAAGCAGAATCCGATAGCGAAACTACTCAAACTACCGATGCTACGAAAGAGAGTGGTACTAAGCAAGAAAAAATTCAATCGAGAAAAACTAAAACAGCAAATGCTAAGTCACAGTCAGAGTCTCTAGAGCTACAGCAAGTTATGGATAAGATAGACGAGAAAGTAAAAGACATTGGTAAAAACTTAGAATTTAAAAACTTAATAAAAATTAAAGCTATGTCCAATAACGATATTATATTAGATACTTATAATGTACCATTTTATAAACCAAAAGATATTTACCTAGACCAGGTAAGTATTGCAGATAATAGGGATATATATTCTAATATAAATCTAGATAAATATGTAGCTAATGATCCTATATCTACTAAGGTAAATAAAATAAATGAACTACAAAATGAAAGACAGCAATTGTTAATACAATTAGAGGTACTTAAAAATGAACTTTAAATTTGATTTATTAAAAATAATAAAACAGAGAAAGTATAAAGACTCAGCACTAGCACAGCTAAGGCAGAGAAGTAAAACTTCTATAGCTAGACCAAAGGCAACAAAAAATATAACTTCAAAAGATCCAAGGATGCAGGGGATATAATATGGATAAAATAAAAAATCAATTAGCAGGTGTGGCAGCTTTACTAGGTGTTATTGCCGCAATCGGTGGTGGCTTTGTAAAGTATGGTGAAATTACAACTAAACTAGATGCATTAGAAGGTGCAGGTGGTGCAGATTGGTCTGCACAAATAGCTGTATTAGAGGAGAAAGTTAGTGCATTAGAAAATAAAGATTTATCACATAGTCATAAAGTAGCTGAGCATACACATGATAATGAACATGACCATACTAAAATATTAGTAAACGAAAAAACAATTCAAGTATTACAAAATCAAATAGAGGAATTAAAAATTAAATCTTCTAACCCTCTAGCAAATTAGTGTACCTTAATGCTAACATACCTATCATAGAGTGTTATGTTAGGGGTAATTATTTAAGAGATCAAAAAGATTCTTTTGATAAATACTTTGGGTGTGCTATATTTGGATTTAGTTCTATACCAAATCAAGTACCATTGTTTCATTTTATGATGGAAGATGGTGGGCTATGGTGGAGAGCACCTATATCTGCATTCTGTAAAAAACCTAATGTAAAAGAGTTACCACTTAATGAATTAGTTATGTGGGATAGTTTTAGTTATAATGTAAGTGTAACTACATTCTATGAAATAGCAGGTAATAAAATGCAATATATATCTAGACGTAAAGTAAAACGTATAGGTACATATTTATTTACTATAGATTGGGGGCCAGGAGACTTTAACGAATTAGATTTTGGATATTCACAACATCCAGACCAACATAAATGTGGTCATGTACTAGAGTTAGACGATGGTAATTATGCAATACAACCTAATAATAGGCTGAGAGTATTTGATGCATCTACAGGTACTGATCCAAATGAAAAACCACTTATTAATAGATTAGTTAATAACAGACGATGGACAGTTGAGACTAGTTCTAAATGGATAACTGATGAGCATGAAGAAGGTAGCTACGATTATCACTTTAAGGAGTTAAAAGATGAGTAATAAAAGTACAGTAAATAAAGCAGGTAATTATACTAAACCTGGTATGAGAAAAACTATATTTAATAGAATAAAAAATCAAGCATCACATGGCACAGGTGCAGGTAAATGGAGTGCTAGAAAAGCACAGGCATTGGCTAAGGCATATAAAAAAGCAGGCGGTGGTTATAAATCTTAATGGTTCAATTACTAAAAACTAGATTTAAAACAGAAGGATTAAGTGTAACTAGTACATCTGCTGATGCTAGTGCTGATGTTTTATATACTGTACCATCAAACTATAGTTCAGAGATAAAATTTTTACATTTAAGTAATGGTGGCAATAGTAGTAAGAAAGCATATGTACAATTCTATCATGCTGATGACTCTAGTTATTATTATATAGCTAATGGTGTATCTATGGCAGGACACAGTGTATTAGATTTAACTGGTCAAACATATTTTCATTTGCATCAAAGTGATAAGATAGTTGTATATAAAGAATCTGGAATGACTTTAGATGTAGTTGTTTCTATTGAAGAATTTTACAATCCTCTAAGAGGATAAAGGAGAATATATAATGGTAGCAATAAAAGGAAAACAATACAAGTTAGACTTTAACAAAAATAAAAAGCTAGACAAACAAGACTTTAAAATATTAGCAAAAATAAAAAAGAGAAATAAAAATGGCGTTAACAAAAAGTCAAAGATCACTTAAGGCTTGGGGTAATCAAAAATGGAGAACCAAGTCTGGTAAAAAATCATCTGTAACAGGTGAAAGATACTTACCAGAGAAAGCAATAAAAGCATTATCTTCTTCTGAATATGCAGCTACAACTGCTGCAAAGAAAGTAGGTAAAGCTAAAGGTAAACAGTTTGTTAAACAACCTAAGAATATTGCAAAGAAAGTAAAACAATATAGGAGTTTTGCATAATGGCAGGAGCAGCTAAAACAAAAGCATGGACTAGGAAAGAAGGTCAGAACCCTAAGGGTGGCCTTAATCAAAAAGGCCGTGATTCTTATAACCGTGAGACTGGTGGTAATTTAAAAGCACCAAGTAAAGATAAAAATAATCCTAGACGTAAATCTTTTTGTGCTCGTATGAGAGGTATGAAGAAGAAACTTACTTCTAAGAAAACTGCTAATGATCCTAACTCTAGAATCAATAAAGCATTGAGAGCTTGGAATTGTTAAATGGCACCACCATTAGTTGCAATTCCTATAATTACAGCAGTAGGTAGATTTGCTGCACCTTACTTATCTAAAGAGTTAAGTAAGCTAGGACTCAATAAGTTTGTTTCAACTTATGGTAAAGATGCCTTTACTAGTTTAAACGAAACATTAGCTGCTGACACACCTATGGTTAAGGCAGATAGTGTGCCAATGGTAAATCCTAATTTTGCATCTACCGATAGTGATGATGATGATCCTAATTTACCAATGGTCAAAGACCAAAATAAATCCAACCAACCACAACAGGAACCTCCTGAAGATAAAGGGCCAAACCTTGGCACCGAAGTAGCTACCGAAGCTGCACTAGAAATATCTAAAAACTTATCCAAACAAGAAGACATTAAATCCCAAACACAAAAAGCACTAGAACCCAAGGTAGAATTTGGGCCACTAACAGAAACAGAAAAGCAAACGGCAC